CTTTCTCAGTGCTATCAGAAGAGTCAATTCCTTTTACTCTATAAATTACCTTAGTAACATAGCCATCAGATAGGTCACGCTCTACAGTATTTATTTCCCAAGTTTTTGTAACTGCCATAATAAGAGATTACTTTTCTAAAATTCTACGACTACTTAATTTAACTTATGCAGCCTTCAATGCTGCAACTTCGGTTTCTAATACCTCGATTTTAGTCATAGCCTCCTGTAAGCATTTTATTGCTTTCATATAAAGAACAGAATATTTAAATGATTTATATTCTTTTTCCTCACCTTCTTGTAAAGAAACTTCTGTGTCAACAAGACCTGGACAAACAAGTTCTGCCTCTTGTGCTACAACTCCGAGCATAGTTTTCTGATCTGGGTCAGTTAATGATTTAAAATTAAATTTTCTTACTCTTATATTTTTAATATCCTCCCATTGTGACCCTGCATCCACAATATTTTCTTTTAAAGAAATGTCAGAGATAGAACCATAGCTGTTATTTGTGTTTCTTACATCACCACTATCTCTAACGTGCATTTTATCTGCAATACCATTAATAGAACATTTAAAATGAAGATAAGTATGGTTAGTTGTATTTCTTGAAGCAACCGATTGCAATGTGCATGATTGGAACGTAGAGCCTGTAGCATGAAAAACACCAAGTTCTCCGTTAGCTTGACCACCCTCAACTTTTATACCTTTTGATGTGGTTTCAAATTTTTTACTGCCATCGTAATATAACTCTACTTGTGCATCTGGTAGAGCACGAATACCCATCTCAGCACCATGTCTAACACTAAAATCATTAGTACCATTTTGTTGATAATCATTAAATATTGACCATTGCAAAGTATCTTGATTGTACATATCAATTCTTGCTGCTCTATTCGTACCACTTAAAGATGTCCTTAATTCAATACCAGCCTGACCACCATTTGTAGCTTCTATTTGTAGTCTTGCACTTTGACCTGATGCAGTTTTCTGTATTTCAATTCCTTCTGTCGTTGTGGCTAAACTCAGAATATTATCATGGTAAAGTTCACATCTTCCATCATTAGTAAAGTTTGCTAAACTTTCTGAATCACTTTTAGTAATACGAACACCATTACCATTAACTGATGCGAGTCTTAACTCACCAGCACCATTATCTGCAACATAAGAGTTACTTCCATCGTGATAAATTTGTAGGTCATCACTAGCTCCTAACTTTATTTTTATAGAATCACTATTATTTTCAAAGTGTCCATCAGATGTAATTTTCCAGCGTTCTATTAATTCATCAATATTTACAGTACTTGTACTATGAGTTTTAAAGCTTATATAAGTTCCCCAATTAGTTGTGCTTTCTCTACCAAAACCAAAACCACATGCAATCTGTCCAACCGCACCAGATACAGCACCTAACAATAAAACTTCATTATTTACAGCAGCAGTACCACTATGGAGAAGTTGAAAAATACCACCAGCACCCCAATCAGAGGCATCGTCATTTCCTGTTGCAGCAAAAGTATCTAATTGAATTTCAACTGCTGTGGCTGGTGATAGGTCAACACCTAACCTACCTGTTACTTTTGCTCCTGTACTTAAAGTTTCAACACGCTTTGTATTGTCGTAATATAACTCTACTTGTGCGTTTGGTTTTAAAATTATTCCTTCTTCTGCTACTAAAGGTCTTATGTGTAAATCACCAGTTTTGTTTCTTATGTAAGAGTTCGTACCATTATGGTGTAGGTCTAAATCCTGGCCCGCACCAATTCGTAAAAATGTACTATCTGTAGGTATGCTTACACCATCACTTATAGTCTCAAACTTTTTACTGCCACCATAATTTAACTCGACATTTAGATCGCTTGATTCTCTATTAATTTTTATAGCATTTACATCATTACCAACTGTACTGTCGTTAGTAGGGTGAACACCTATATAGAATACATTTGCATCGCCATCGTAATGTACATATCCCCCCAAAAATCCATGGGCATTTTCTGTAAAACGTATTCTTCCTGACTCAAAATCGTTTACGGCTGTTCCTTCAACTTCTAATTCTTTTGTTATAAAAGCACCACTACTTGTAGTCTCAAACTTTTTACTGTTGTTGTGATATAACTCTACTGCACCATTTTGGGCAAATACAGCAAACTTTTCAGAACTATTACCTATAAGTTGAAGGTCATGACTAACAGCCTCAATATAATTTATTGTGCCATTATGGTATATCTGTAAATCATTTGAAGCACCAAGTCTTAATCTACTGCTATCACTAGGAATATCTAAAAAGCCAGAAACACCTACTCCACCACTTGTTGTCTCAAACTTTTTACTGTTGTCAAAATATAATTCTAATGCCCCACCGTCATTAAATTTAAGACCAGCTGTAGAAGCTGAACGGTTTCCTATAATTATGACACCATCATTCTGAATATAAAAATTACCAGTTTGATTTTTAATATATCCTGTTGAACCAGTATGGTGTATTAATAGGTCAATGTCATTTCCAAATGCTGCTAAGACATTATCACCTAACTTAATTCCATTAGCATATGTCTCAAGCTTCTTACTGTTGTTGTGATATAGTTCAACGCTTCCTCCCGTATTACCAACAAGCATGTCATGCCCATTTAAAGCTTGTAATTTATGAGTAGCACTTCTGTAAACTAAATTACCTGTAGCATTGTTTATAATACTGTCAGTAGCGTCATGTAATAAAACAAGATCTCCATTAGTAGCATCTCCTATCTGTAACTGTCCGTTATCAGATAACTTTAAATTTCCAGTTACCTTTGCACCAGCGCTAATTGTTTCAAACTTTTTATTGTTATCGTAATAGAGATTTACAGCACCCTCTTCAACACAGGTTATATAAGCATCATCGTTTGAAGCTCTTAACCTTAAAAGAGCAGATTTTACTCTTAATTCATTACTAGAATCATCTATGTAACTATGACTTCCATCATGATAAAGTTGTAGGTCATCACCATCTCCTAGAAATACTTTTTTATTATCAGCTAAATAAGCATTTTCAGTAAGTGTTAAGTTCGCAGTAGACCAACCATGAGCATATGTTTGTGCTTTTAGTTGATTATCAAAATAAAGTTCTGTTGCCCCATTTGCTAAAGCCCTAACTGAATTTTGACCTGCTTTTGCTTGTAGGAATATTGCATTACCATTACCACTATTTGCTATTTGAAACTCACCTGTTGCATTTAAAAGATAAGAATTTGAGCCATCATGGTATATCTCTAAATCTTGACCAGCACCGATTTGTAGCTTTTGATTATCATTTGGTAATTGAACTGTTCCACCAGCAGTACCAGTAATTTTTAAAGAGTCAACACTATTGTTTGAACTAAGTATTAAATGATTTTCTCCTCCTACAACTCTTCCTTCAATTTCACAACTATTAACGTTTGTCTGCAATTTAACGATTGCAGAGTTAGCGGAAGTTGTATTTATATCAAGTAACGTTCCACTGATTTTTGCTCCAGTTGAGGTTGTCTCAAACTTTTTAGAGTTGTCATAATAATGTTCTACGGCTCCATCAGGTTTACATACAATTGCGTTTTGACTATCAGCCAAAATTTTTACTTCATAATCACCTGTTGTATATAGATATAAATCACTACCGTTGTTAACTATTCTGCTATCAGATCCCGTATGATAACATTGCAAGTCATCACCAGTTCCAAGTTTTATTCTTTCATTGTCCTCCATATCTATCTCAGAAGGAGCAATAGTTTGATCTGCTATTAATGCAACTATCTCACTTGCTGATTGGTCTGCGGTTGCGTTGCTCTCTATATTATTTAATTTTGTATGATCAGCATCAGTAAAGACATTACTATCTGTTGCACTTTCTACTAATGATCTAATTTCATCAGCAGTTTGATCCTGTGTAGCATTAGCTTCTATATTATTTAGTTTGCTGTGGTCAGCATCAGTAAAGACATTACTATCACTTGCTGCTTCAACAGCAGCTCTAACTGCTGGATAATCATCACTAGTAATTAAAGTACCAGATGCGTTAGGTAGATTTATAACATTATCTTGTGTAGGGTCTGTTGCTATAAGTCTTGTTTCAAAATCGTCAGTTGTAGCTCCTTCAAATTGCAGACCAAAACCTGAACCCATCAAGAAGTCACCTTGCATAGCAGTATCGCCCAAGGTGCTCATAGCATTATTATCTACTTCTTGTACGGTATAAAGTATCTGATCGTAGTTGTCGTTTAAGTCTTCCGCCTTAATTGCTGAACCCGGATAGAAGGTAGCTTTTTTGTTATCGTTGTCTGTATTTCTATAGATGATTATTTTATCTCCATTAGCTGGAGCTGAGTTCATCTGTACAGTGGTTGCGTTGGCGAGAGAATATGCAGTTGTATCGGACCCGTTAAGTTTAACCTTAACGTCAGTGGTCGCTAAATATGGGAATGTGAATGAGTAGAGAACGGTTGACCCGTTCCCTGTATATGTATTTTGTGTAACAGCCATTTACGCTTTTTTGTAATTTGACTGGGCGGATTATTTATTTAGGTAGATTTTTTATTTTTTCAATTTCTTGTTTTGTTTTTTCTTCAGTTGTGTAGTCACCTCTAATTCTTGCTTTATCTCCAAGTAAACCAAGTTCATGTTCTTGAGAAAGAATTGATGCTTTTGTACCAGACTCTTCATCATGTATTAAAGCGGTCCAAGCTCTACGTTTGGCGTTTCTTAAAATAGACCTTAATTGATCAGCATGTAATGTCTTACGTGGTTCGTAATTTTCACCAGCAGTTCTATCTCTTTCCATTTCAAGAATGGATTCCTTCATCTCAGGAAACTTATTAAAAAACTCAGTTATTTCAGCTTCAACATTTTCTTGTCCCATATAGAACTGAAACTTAGATTTAAGATCAGGGTGACCTTCTAAGTTTTCTCCATTAGGTCCAGTATTAAATGTTTGCTTTAAATTAACTCCACTTCTAAAAAGTAATTCTCTAGTTTCATTAGAGGTTCCTATGTTTACGTTAAAAGGTAATATTGCGTTAGTAAGTCTTGTTAGTGGTTCCCAATCTCTTAGTATTTCACCATTTAGTTGATCATATCTATACGGAAGCATTTTACCGTCAGTCAGTACATCAGCCCATAAGTTTCTATTACCTATACTTTGCCAGAATCCAGACTCTAATTCACGCATACCGGGAGAGATTAATTTACCAATCTCGTTACGCATAGAACCAAGTGGTATCTGGTTGTTTACAAAGTTAGCTGCAACTCTAGGAGCATCAGCACCTTGTGAGGTTAATAGATCTGATAGCTGTAGTAATCCAGCAAGGAATGACTTATTAACTATATTTGCTTGTAACAAATAAGAAACTTTACCAAAGTTATTTGATGTCCATTCATCTCCCATTACTTTTTGAGAGTCGACTATATCAGCTACAAAACCTAGTATTCCATTAAATGGTTCTAGAGATTCATAACTAACATAAGAATCACCAATTTTTATTGATCTAGGTTGCCAGCCAAAAGCTTGCCATGTACTCCTAAGCCCTCGATCTGGTGGTCCATTACCTGTGATATTTCCATTTAATGCAGCCCATGCAATCATACTTGTGAAGCCATAACTTATAGCTTGCCTACCACGCATGGTAGCTTTAGCTATTTCATGATCACTAGCTGTTTTAATTCCATACTGTAATAATTCTGGATCATTCCATTCCTTACTCATTATGTCAGCATGTTCTTTGATAAATGAGTTCAGAATAGGTGTGTACTTTGATGTCATAGTCAAAGCGTTTACACCAGTTCTTGCAAATAGGAAAAAAGGTCTGAAGAATGGTGCTTGATCAAACATCTTGTCTAATGACTTAGCAAAACCTTTAAGTTCCTGAGTTAGCTTTGCTTCATCAGCGGCAAACTTTGCCATCTCATCTGTTAGACGTCCGTCACCATCAAATACTTTTCCTTCAAAGTCAATTTCAGCTGCCCTAACTAAACCATCAAGATCTACATCAGATACAACTAAACCTTTATCATTAATTTTTTTATATACGTTTTCAAAAGCTAGTTGTCTTTGTCTACCTCTACCTATGATTTGAGTAAAGAAGGTATCCATTGACCTCATTATTCTAGGACCATAATTAAACACAGGAATTTTATTAATCCCTCTAAGAGCATCAGCAAACTTAGCACTAGCTTTATCACCAGCAGTTCCGTAAGTTGCTGCCCAAGACATCATTTGTTCCCATTCTTGGTCCTTCTTATTTTTAATGTATCCTCTAAATCCTTCTTCATTCATGTTGTAAGACTGGAAATCAGCAACAGCTTTACGCCATGCTTCATTTCTAGCTTCAACCATTCCACCTATATTATGGAATGCTCCTCTCATAACGGTGTCATCAGACTTTCCAATAGCACCAAGCATGGTTGCAACAGGACGCATAACAGTTCCCATACCAGTACCTACTAATGCACGTACAGGTGTTTTAGGACCAGACAACATAGAGTTAACACCCATAGTCATCATCTCGTTTAGTATTGCGTTTCTTTGATAAGCATCCCCTTGTTTATACCCTCTGAGCTTACGTTTAAAGAACTCATTAAAGTCTTTAAATGTCTGAGCACTACCATTACTTTCAGCAGTGAAATGTAGATAACCTTCTAGTAAAGCATTGTCAGGGTCATTTTTAAGTACCTCTTTAACAGCAGCCATTTCAGCGGCAGCTCCATCAGATGCTCTAGCAATGATCTCTTTCTTACCAGCTCCGTACGATCTTAATTCAGCAGAACTAGCTAAACTAGCTTCTTTTCTTAGTCTTCCTAGTGCAGAATGTCTAGCTAATATGCCATCTAATAATGAACCATTAGCAGATACATCTATCTTGTTAGCAACACTAAGTGCAGCTTTAGATAAATCTCTAGCTTCAAATAATAACTGACCTCTTATTAAGTCAACAGCTCTGAGCTGTACAGGACTTAAATAATTAAGTACTTGACCATCAACAAGTTCTGTTGCAGCTCTAGGATCACCAATAAATTTAAGTACATCATCCTCTGGTATATCCATTAATCTGGAATGACCTGAGTTATCCATGAATTTTAAGATATCGACAGCTGTTCTTTTAAGATCTTTATCTAAAGCATCATTGGTAACCTTGCTTGATAATCTTTGAAAAGATGGACTAGCTTGTAGTGTTTTACCAAGAGAATTTATCTCATCTAACATTGTCCCGGGAGCTGTATATTCAGTCCTACGAATATTGGCTTCAGTAAGTGGACCTCTAGGAGAACCATACTTCTGAGTGGGATTATTACGAATTTCGATCATATCCCTAACACCCTCAACAGGATTATCTGTATTGGTTAATGCTTGGTTATCAGTTATATCTCCACCTTTGTAATAGGCAGGGTTTTCTCTAGGTTTACCAAATGCTACATCATACTCAAACTGTTCTTTTTGTAGTTCAATGTTAGCTTCACCTTGTTTTCTAGCTCTTCTTGAAAAGTCATAGTTAGGACCAAAATCAATCTCATTCTTTTCAGCAAACTCAGACATCTTTTGCATCTGTAGTTCTGGATCTAATCTTTCCCAACTTTTATTTCTTTTAAGAAACTGTGCTTTTGGTAGTGGTTCTACTCCAGCCTTTTTTGTTTTATTTGTGTATTTACGATACTCAGCTTTTTCATAAGCTTGTCGAGCACCTTTAAGTACAGCAGCTTCTTTAGCTGCATCCTCTAATGCAACACTTTCATCTAAAGCTTTAATTAATTCATCTTTATTTCCAGTAATTGCTTTCTGTGATTTCTTAGCACTTTTACGAAAAGCTTTAGCACCTAAACCGACAGCTTCAAAAGTCAAATCCATAAATCCGCCAAAACCTAAACCTTCGCCCATATTCATCAAAGATTTTCTTGCAGGCGACATAGTTTCAGTCGTTGCTAATGGTTCTAAAACTCCAGCTGTATTAGGAAAGGTATCTACAAGAACTCTAGCCATATTAGCTTCTTGTGATTGGTTACTAACTAAATCGTAAGCTGCGCCAGATACACCAGACATTCCTACTCGAGATGCTAAACCTTTAAGGGTTTTTGCTTTCCCTAAAGCAGCAATACCTTTTAAACCTCTAGCACCCCAAATTAATTTTCCAGCAGCAACTGTACCACCTACAAATTCAAGACCACTTCTTAAAAAGCTACCCCATACAGTTTCAGTAATAGGAGCATTTTTAATTATTAAAGGGTTATCGTATTTCCAAGGATTACTAGGATCTGTAGGTTGATAAAACCTTTTGTCTAATAGTTTTGGTAAAGATACAACACTGTTATAAATATCTATACCAGCACCACCTATTGCATCTACTACTTCCTGTGCATTTTCTTTAAAACCAAATTCTTTAGGATCTTTAGTTTCTTGAGTTTGGGTATTAGCTGGTTGAGGATTAACTTCTGAAGTAGGTAATGTATTTAATAATTCTCTTTCCTTTCGTGCTTGTTCAGCACGTTGATCTAAATCGTACATTATTCTTCCTCCAGTTCATTGATCATATAGTCAGTCAATTGATAAAAATTAAAACCTTTCTTGGCTAACTTAGAAGCAAATATATTATATTTAGTTTCTTCTGCAACTTTTGTAGTTTCAATAGGTCTAAGACCCCTGCTAGTTGGTTTTTTATCTACTTTATTATCTTTGATACTTTGTTTAATACGGTCAATTAAAAACTGTTGTTGTTCTGATAATTGTTGTTGAAATAGTCTGCCTTCTTCTAACTGTTCTTCCATCTGTGTATCAACAAACTTAATCATGCTTTTTATGCTTTTATTAAACCTTTCATTAGCTTGTTTCTGAGATATACCTCTTTTCCTAGTTTTCTTTCTTTGTTTGTAATTAAATGGAACAGTAAGGTATTGACCTAAACCCGGTAGTGGTTCATCCATTCCATCAATAATAAAAGTACTTGTATCTAATTGTTTTTGGTTTCTAAAAATTGCTAACTGTGTTGCAGCATTTAAAGGGTCTTCATCAGTTATGATGCCAGCAGCTTTAGCTCTTTGTATGGATGATGAGTCTAAATCAAATGCACCGATGCTAGAAGCCATTCCAGAATTAAGCATATTCATTGCTTGTGTTACGGAAGTTGTTTCTAATTGCAGACCCATTTCTTCTGCACTTTTTAAACCCGAAGGAGTTCGTACTACTTCATATTTATTATCATTAAAGTTATAACCAATATCTTTAGCAATAAATGATTCATAAATAGCTGTATCACCTTGGTCAGCTAAATTTAATTTTTCCAAAGTAAGATTATATCCCTTCAAGGTTCTACTAAATGAAGGCATATGAGTAAAGAATTTTTTATATTCTGGATCAATAGCAGTAACAATATTATCTAAACCTTTTCTTTCTATTTCCTTTTGACCTCTTGCCTTTGCTCTCATGTTACCTATATCAATAACATCTAAATGAGGTAGTCTTTTATTTAATGAGTCCAATATATTAGGCATTTCACCACCTGATTTTAAATAATTTATTATTAACTTATCTTGTTGTTCAGTTAGTGTAGTTTCTTCTGCTAATAAAGATGGATCATCAGAAATTACTTTAGCTGTTCTATCATCAGCAAGTGATCTAGCTACGTCATCAAAATGTGTATATCTAAAATTTACACCTAACCCTTCAGACTGGTATATACCTTTATCACTACTCATACTGCCTATATAGTCAGTTAAAGCTGCATTAGCTATAGCATCTTTATCACCATAATTTTCTGCATCATTATCATCTAAATATTTAAACAAATGATTATAAAAATCTTTTTTACCTCTTTCTAAAAGTAAATTTATTTGTGGAGCATGTATATCAGATTCTGTTTCGCTACCAGCTAAAAGTTTCATTTGTTTTTTTATTGCAGTTTCTACTTTTCCATCAAAATCAGCTGAGATACCTCTACCTTCTAAAGTCATTGGTAATAATGTCTTTCTTAATTCTGGTGAAATAGTAGGTATCATAATGTCGGCAATTGTAAAAACTCCGTTTCTTTCTTGCTTACGTCTAGCCCAATTAAGATGTTTATCAACTTCATAATCAGCTAATGGACGAGTCATACCATCTAATAAAGCTTGACCTTTTTGTGAACTTCTAAGATCCTTCATTGTGATATTTTCACCATCAAGTAAGTTATCAACAACTTTTTTATATAGAGCAGGGTGGTGGGCAAAACCAGCATTAGCTAAAGCTTTATGTCCAGTATCAAAAACAGCACGTTCAGCTTCATCTATCTTATTTTCTACATAAATAGCATGTTGTGCGTCTGCTTTTTTCCTTCGATCAAAGATAGCTTTATCTATTTGTGCAACTCTATTAGGATATTTTTTTCTTAATGTTGTTTCTACACCTTGTATAGTAACTGGTTTATTTAAAATAGGATCCCAAAAATCCATACCATATTCATCACTTATTCCAGCGAAATATTCTGCATAGTGAAAAAACTCATCTAATGTTGCTTTTTTATTTTTAACCGCTCCAACAGTACCTACTATTCCTTCTGGACCTTCTCTCCAAAATTCAATTACATCTTTTCCTCTAGTTTCATAAACTTGTTTTGATGCATTTTTATCAACTTGTACATTAACGGCTTTCCTTTCTCTTCCTACAAAATCATCAACAATAGAACCTAATTCTTTGTTAACAAAAGTAGGAGAAAATCCAGCATCTAAATATTTCTTTTTGATAGTTTCTGCAAATTCATCAAGCAGAACATTTAATGCAGAAGCATCTGTATTTTCTTCATTTAATTTTAGTTGGTTTATTGTAAAACCACCTCTTTTTACAGTTTCTGCAAACTTTGCATACTCAGGACCAATAGTACTTTTAATATCATTTCTAGCTGTATGTCTTTGTACTGCTATAAGTTCCCAAGCATTTAAACTATCATCAACTGTTTTTTTATAAGAAGGATGCAGTTCACGCATCACTTCTCTTAATGTCCTACCTTTTTTTACTTCTTCTATAACTGTGTCATAAGCTTCTGTACCTAACTGTTCCTGTAAAGAAAGTCCTAACGACTGCCCTTTACCCATAACTGCATCAAATCTTTTATTTTGAAAATCAGCTAGTTGTGCAAAAGCTTTAGGTGCGAGATCTTTTAATTTATTTAATCTATCAGCATTAAGTTTTGCTTCTTGTATTTTTGTAGATTGATCTAAAATCTTCGTTTCATAATGCTGCATTTCTGCATCATGGTACGCTTTTTTAAATTGCTGTTCTAAATTAAAATTGACATCTCTTTGTTGTTGTTCTTTTTGAGCATTGCTTTTTAATTGTGCAAGTTGCTCATTCCTATTCTGTAGGTTCTGACTACGAACTTCACGCATGCCCCGTAGGGTTCTTTCAGTTTCGTCTTGTAGTTTCCAAGTTTCATCGGGAACCTTAAGAGGGTCAAAACCTTTACCTTGGGCGTACCCACGAAAAGATAAATTCCTCATTGTATTTTAAAATAAATTGCTAAACATTGAACCTACACCCGCTGCTATACCTAAAAATCCTCCTCCTTTAGCACCATTCATAGAGTTATATACACTTAGACCAGTACTAATACCGCCTAACGCAGCTCCGGGAAGAGCTTGTCCAAATGATGTAGGAGACATTAAAGCACCTTGTATTGGAGGTGGTCCAACTTCTGGAGCTTGTGGATCTTGATAAATAGGTTGTGGTAGTTCAATTGGTTTAAACTCATCAAGATCTAAACGGTCTCTACCAACTGATGGGTCTAGCATTCTTCTTGCATTATTTAATAAATCTGCCTGTCTCTTAGCCCTATATACATCTTTCATATTCATATTAGTTGTTTTGACAGCACTTTCTAAAGAAGATCTAATGATATCTTGATTGGTTTTAAATCTTGAACCAAGGTTATCTAAATCAAAATCAATCTTTTTAAGGTTTATTCCAGTGTCAGTTTGAGCGGTCAATAAATCTTGCTCAAGTTTTTTAACATCAACAGTAGCATTTTCTACATTATTAAATACACCTTGTTTAATCTGATCTAAATCAAGTTGACTTTTAGCATCACTCATTTTTAAACCACGATCTAGCTCTTCAACATTCATCATGGTTTTTTGAATGTTTTGAACGGTACTCATATCAATCTGCTGTTCAGCTAATGCTGCCTTTTGTACAACATTCAGAGAATTAATTCTATTTTGTGCCATACGAGCAGCTGCTATATCTTGACCTCTTATCAAAGATTCAGCTAGGTATCCGTTATGTCTACCTAATTCAGCCATAATCATACTGACAGCTTTACCTTGTGATCTTCCAGCTTGTGTTAGTTGTGCTTGTCCAGCGGCTTTTAATGCTGCAACTTCTTGATCTTCTATTTGTTTAGCAGTATCTAAAGCATTTTTATTTTGCTCACGCCTTAACATTTGGTTCTGAAATGATAAAGCTTGCTGTTGTGTTTTAGTGTCTAGATTAAGTCTTGCCTTAGCAAATCTATTTTCTACTTCTTTACCAGCTAAATTAAGATATTCAGATGCTTTTTGAAAATCAGTTAAACCTCTAGATTGAATAATATCTAATTCTTTTCCAGCTGTTTGATAACTAGCACTTCTAGTACTTTGTTGTAGATTAGTTAATTGTTTCTGCTTCTGGTACTCAATAGTGTTTTCTCTATTAAGTAAACCTAATTCAGCTTGTACTTTGTTAAATCCAGCAGTACCAGTAGCTTCAAATAAATCTTGTATTATTCCCTGATTTTGAAATGCAGATTCTAAAACTCTTTCATCTAAAACGGCACGTTCTCTTGCAAGATTATCTTCGTATTCAAGATCATTAAAGTCATTTTGCTCAGTATAGTTATCTATATTTTGTTTATATATCCTATCCTGTTGCAGCCATTCATAATCCTGTTGGGCTTTACCCATCTCCCAGTTTTGATTAGCTGTTTCTTCTTGATAAGCCTTTGTTTCCTGATCTGCTTTTTTTCTAAGTTTTAAACTTTCTACAGCATATTCATACTGATTGTTTAAAACACCTTTTTTAGAACCATCGTCGTCATAGAGTTGAACAAAAGAACCATCTGCATTTTTTTCTAAACCATATTGAAATTTATAGTTTGCTAGATCCGCTTCATATTGTTTACGGGTCTGTTCATTTTGATGTTCTTTAACTTCATTCTCTTGGCTGCGATTACCTCCTCCGCTTCCAAGAATTGCTCCGCCAAGCGCTGCGCCAATTTGCCACCAAACCATTTATGCCCTCCTGTAAAAACGTGGTGAATAATAACCTTCCCACATCATTGAAGTTAATGAGACAGGGAATGGTGAATCGCTTGAAACTTTTAATTCAAAGTTTGTATTGCGTTGGTGAATAGGTACTGATACAACTGTTTGGTTGGCTAAAGGTACATCGTTAGCTAGATAAAAATTAGCTAAAGGTATTGGTTGTACATCGTTATATTCAGCAGCACCATTTCTTTTTAATTTAAAACCTAATACTCCAGATAAACCTGTAGCAAACTTCATTCGAGCCACAGTTAAACTTGCAGTGTAATCTGATTGAACACCGTTAGGATCTAGCTTGTAATAGGTAGTTGGTAATGTAACGTCAAATGTATATTTAAAACCAACAATAACTTTACTAGCTACACTTGTTAGATTTTTAAAAGGTACTTTGTAATAAGTTCCCGTGCCATCTGTAGCAATAGTAGGAGTAATAGTAAATCCAGATTCCACATAAGTTTGGTTCTGCAAATCACTTGTATCACTACCAATTACAACAACTGGAGACAAACCACTTACATTATTGAAAGGTATATAGCATTTACTAAATGGGTTGTATGGATCTGTTTGGTCGTAGACAACTGAACTTGCAGTTGCATATAAATCCACACAAGGATTCATCTTATCTCCATCAGAGTTTACAAGAATAGATTCTTCTGGAGTCTGGTTAAGACTGGCACTACATAAAGTATATTGTCCGCCCTGCATTGTGACTCCATACATAACGTCTGAGTCTACTGCCAGTGTTTGAACCTTTCCCGGTAACTGCCATTTAAACCATGCTTGCATCACTTCTTGTTGCCCATCACTATATGTTCTATAGAAATAGACATCATTAGCTGTTGCACCCCACATAGCAATGAAGCTGTTCTGAGGACTAGCTATTAAATCAGTTATTGTACTTGGTATATATTCTGAAACAACTCTCCCAATGTCTAAAACAACTGGGTTCATTTCTTGTCCAGCTGTACGCATTTGATAAATTCGTGTGTAGCCGGGAGTCTTACTAACAAAATTTAAAGTATTTCCATTATCTACAGGATCTATATTAATGTCCATCTCATAGTTTGAGATACCACGAATAATAGTTGTAGTTGGTGTAAATATTCCGTTAGGTGCAAACATTAAAAACTGCTGGTTTTTACTGAATAGAATTAAACCCTGTGCAGTTGGTAGTACACCTGTTAAAAGTGTTGGTCTTATACTAGAAGTACTTAAATCTACTGGGTCAGAAGCTATCTGTGTTCTAGCTGAGACATGGTAGAAATTAAAGAACTCATTTGCTTGGCTTAGTGAAACATTCTCTTCAACTAAAAAACCAAGTCGACTGCTATGGAAAAAAGCTTGCTGTATTTTTTTACCAACAAAACTAGGGTGTGTGTTAGTAGTGTCATCACCTACTAATCGTGCAGTATATGTAGCTTGTCTAAATGTAAATGCGTTTGTACCTGTATTAACTAGCTCGTGTGGCATAGTTGATGCAGTCAATCCTGGGGATACATCTGGAGCTATATATTCTTCCCAATAACCTACACCTGATGTACCATTATCAGCTACAAATCTGGCGTAGTAAGTATCATCAGAACTAGCAGTATTCAGAATTTTTACTTCTCTATGGTGAAGTGATCTGTCAGGCAATTGAGTAACATTAGCAACCTGATTTTGAAAAGTTTCTAGTCTTTCATTATCAGCACCACCTTTACCAGTCAAAGTAAATGCACTTGATCTGCTTAGTTCTAACGTGGTATCTAATCTAGTAACTGTTAATCCAGATATACTTAATCCATCAATACTGTTTTTTAAACTAGTAAGAATAGTATCAGCATCTGCTGAATCGTTAGGGGTTGTATAAGTAACAGTAGATCCATTAACTGTAACGCTATAAGTTGTACCGGCAGTAACAGCACGTAACCTTACTGTTCCAACTTTGTTTGCAGTAAAGGATGGAGTAGCTTGTGCAGTTACAGTTACAGTTTTATTTGTTATTAAGGTGGTATCTTGTACAGTCAATATGTCATAGTCAGATGCTGTAGTACCTGTTAAATAATTAGTATTAGCATTGCTTGTATATGTAACTGTTGCTTGTACACCTGATGTAGCATTCCATATATAAATAGCTGTACCTTTAATACAACCTATATATTTCTCGTCTCCATCTCGGTGTATGTAGAACCATTTAGCATTGGCATATATATTTTCGTTTCCCAAATTTTTAAGAAATTTAAATCCGGGTCTTTTAGTTAAACCAAAAGTAGGGTCAGGATAAGCGTTGATAGCATCAACAACTTGTCCCGGTAATTTCTTTGTATCAGGTTGACGAGATACACCACCTAAATAGTTAGTAATTGTTTGAGTAACATTAGGCATTATCTGTTTAAGGCATGAAAAGGTTCATAGCTGGTGTAGAAGTTTCCATCTTTTGGATGACCAAAGAAAGTATAATTTCCCTGATTACACTCATACTCAAGTGCCATAGCTCTCATGTACGCTTCTTTCTGTTGGCACATCTTGTATAAGTTTGCGTCTCCCACAATTCTGCTAACTGTGAAACATGCCGCTCTAGAAGTTATATAGTCTTGAATAGGTCTTGGAAGATCTACCCAGTCAAAAAACCAGACAACATCACATTTCATTTCAGTAGTCCATGTGTAACTGTGGTTACGCCTGTCATATAATTTGCCGTTTCTACGGACGACATCATAATTTTTACTAACTGATTCATCTTTAGCTAAATCAATTTGTAAAACATTTGTAGGTATAACTATTTCGTTATTACTAGGAGTGAATGGATAATTAAATTCTTTATTAAATGTCCAGCCTTCTGCTTGGACTTCCCTTGACACCTGTAAAAGCGTATCGTATGCAATCGCAACGTCTGGGTTGGTTTGATCGAGTGTCGTTACAGGTGCTTGACCAACCGTCTGCAA